ATAGGCCTGGATTTGTTGCTCCAACAGCAACATTCTCATAAGTTGTAAAGTTATCAGTACTGTCAACAGATATAGTTGAAGTAGAATTAGCACCATAAGGTAATGTTAGTTTGGTTGGAACTACATCAGATTCTACACCAGAGATTGTGACTCTATTAGTTTCATGATGCATACCGTGGTTTCTATGATCAACTGTAAAATGTAATCCATCACTTATCTCTGTAATCTTTGTCGCCCTAGTAATCCTAGCGTTTGTATTTGATGAACCAACTCTTGTATTCAACGATGTTGTTACACCACTAAAATCACCAGTTAATGGATTAGAATAAGTTAATATTCCATTTAGAGCAAAATCTCCTTGAACATTATCTAAAATTAACTCATTAGTATTACCTATTGAAACAATAGACATTCTTGCGTTTCTACCAGGTAAAACGTCTCCATTTGATGCGGTCATTGTTCCTATTCCAAGAACATCACCTCTTTGGAATCCTGATCCAGAATTTACAATTCTTGCAGATGAAATTCCACCATCAGTAACTACAATATCAGCAGTTAAGAAATCTCCACCCGCAGTTATATTGGTCATTGCAATTCCAGTGTAAGTGAAGGATCCAGATGTCGGTGTAAATCCTAAACCTGCATTAACAATACCCATACTACCAGTTCCTACACCAGCACTTCCAACAAAATTACCAGATGCATTTGATGCAGCAGCGTAAGTGGTATCTCCATCATTAAATGATAATTGATTGACCGTGGTTCCAGACTTTATAACAGTATCTGCTAATGAAGTTCCAATACCAACTCTAATTTTCTTTGAATTTATATTGATTGAATTTGGTTGTAATCTTGCAATTTGATTATTACCTATAGACAAAATAGGATTATATATTTCTAATGTTCCACTAGTTTCAAATACAGCCTTATTAATAACAAATTTTAAATCTTCCCACTGACTTGGTTCCCATGTCGATGCGTTTTGAGATTTGAATAATGATCCTAAGTATGGCTGCTGTGATATAAATTCATCAGTTAATAAATCAGATTCTCCAACTCTTGAAATAAAGACTTTATATTTGGTTGACCATGATGCTAAACATATAGCATATTCTGTGTTGTCTCCCTCAAGATATACAGGTGCTTCAAAATTAAATCTAGTTGCAACAGTTCCATTTGTTGATGTGTTAATCTGATCTGGAGATAAAATTATCTCAGAGAAAGGTAATACTTTTTGTGTTGGCACTCCACCTTCCATTGTTCTAATCTGTATCGTCACAGGAATATCCATATCATCTTTAGTTTGGAAGTAAACATCACAACTAGTAATGAATAGACCACCCTCTTCAGTAACTTGGAAAGACTGTGCTAATGGATCATACCAAATGTCTCTACTAGTTGTAGAACTATCAGTTGAAATTGCCTCTGTTTTCATGACAGTTGATCCTGTCAATGTTTTAACAGCTCTCTCTTCTTTTGTGGGTTTGTCTTGAATAATAGCATTTCTAGTTGAAACAATATTTTCTTGAACTGTTTCTAAAGTTCCAGAAGCGGTATATGTATCTTCACCATATGTATCTGTATTTTCTTTGTCAAGAGTTTCATTATCAATTACTGTAAATGTTTTTGTTCCTGTTTCAAATTTTGGATGATTACCACTATTTGGATTTGGAATATAAAAACTACCTATTAAATTAGCACCAAGATCAGAAATTAATCTCTTTGCACTAATAGTTGCAGTAGCACCACTAGTTTCACCTCTAAGTTCCATCCCAGTAGTTGTATATCCATAAAAATCTCCTTGAGGTTGATCTGCTAATGCTTTTGTATCAAGGTTTATTATAGTTGATGTTGCAGAATATGTTGTTGGCATGTTTGTAGAGCCATCATTAGTAGATGCAAGTTGAACTGTGCCTGGTGTTCCTAAGAATGTTTCAAGACCTGTCGCACCAACTTGAGAAACGTATGGATTTTTTGCAAAAACTTCTGTTGGAGCATTATATGGGCCTGATCTATGATTTGCTTGTGCTACTCTAAATCTAATTGCAGGAACATCTGTTCCCTCTGCTGGTATACCAGATCCTGGCATTGTTCCAACAACAGTTTCCCCAACTTGGAAAGTTCCATTTGTCATGGTAATTTCAGTTAGTTTTGGAGTGCAATATTTTGTTACCGCAACATTATCAAAGAATCCGTATAACTGTGTAAGTGGTTTACATTTTGTAACTCTAAATTCTATGTTTCTAGAACGCATGTTAGTAATAACATCACGACTTACAATTCTATCTCCAAGGGATTCGTTATCAAATTGCTCTGTAACAATCTTTCTAGTTCCAGTTCTAGATTGATTATCAACTTGGAAGGTATCACGAATTGTATCTTCAAAAGTAGTTGTGGTAGTTGTATCATGCATTGTTGAGTAGTTTGTACCACGACCACCATTAATCCAACCTGCCTTAGTGATTTCTTCCACAGAAGTCATACTTGTTTCTGTAAACTGTTCTTTTCGATCCGCATGCTCTGTTCCAACCCAGTCAGTTTCCCAAGAATTCCATTGTATTGGTGCTAATCCTGTTTGTGGATCGACTCCAAACTCCTGCATAGCTTGTGCCATGACACCAGCAAAATTACCTTCTTGTTGAATAATCTTTGCATCAATTCTAGCAGTGTCTGTCCATGTATCTGTTGATGGATTTAACTTTATAGTTGATAACCAGAAACTAACCAAAAATGGTGTTACACTCTCTGTTCTAGTAGCAAACTGCTGACTTAACCATTCAACCTCAGTGTAATTTAGTGTAACAACATCACTCTGTTTTAATATATTTGTTCCTTCAGCAGCAAGAAAAGCACGATCAGTTGTAACGTCTACACCCTCTACTGGGCCAGGCATAAGGTCAATAGAAGTGCAATAGTGTTGAGGTCTTAATTCATTCTTTTTAGTATCTAAACTACACTTAACTTTTAAACCTTGAGTTTCTTGTGGTTGAAGAGATGTGAAATTATCAACAAAGAAACCAGATTTAAATTTGTTTAACCCATCAGCATCAGGAATGAATAAACTTGATGTTCTTGTCTCAAGCATAGACAAGGATGTATAATATTCAAGATTTTTAATTCTATCCTCAAGCTCTTTAATATCACTCATTCTATATCTCTTATATTTTAAGAAATCAATACTTGCTTGTCTTGGTAAGAATAAGAATGGTGGTAATTTGACACTTGCAACTTCTATTGCATCATCTACACCAGTTGGTCTCTCCATTTTTTCGGATGGGTCGCCATATTTAACTTGAAATCTTCCTGTTTTATCTAAGAAAATTCTATCTACTCTACCAACAAAATGTGAGAAAGTAAGATTGATTGATTCATCAGATGCTAATATATTTTTAGCAGAACTTCCAGAACTATCAAATGTTCTTCCAAAAAATTCAAGTGGTGATCTAACACCCTCCGTGACTGTATAAGTATCTACTTTTGGTCTTATATCAATAGTATCAGTTACATATTCACCATTAATCATTGGAATATCTTTACTATAATCCCAACTACTATATGAATTTCTAGTTGTTATATCTCCATCATCAGTTGAATCATAATAACCATTTGTAAAATATATTTTTAGTTGTTTCTTAGGTGCTTTTGCATTAGATTTTCTAGTAATAAAACCATAATCATAGAATGTGCTTCTTTGACCTGTGGTAAAGGTATAGTTTGAAGATATATTTTTACTAGTATTATCTAAAGTTGTAATTAAACCTTGAACTGTTGATTCTTCAAATTGTACAATTTCTCCCTCTTCAAATGCAGTTTCATTTTTAACAATATATGTAATCTGCGAATCAGTCACAATTTCAGAAACAGCCGCAACAGCACCACTGTTTTGACCTATTACTTTTTCACCAATAATCAAATCTGTTGTTTTTCCAGATGGCCCATTTAAAGATGTTAATGTCATCTTAGGTGCAGTTGCTTCCGATGTATCAGTTGATTCATAGATACCATGAATTCTAATAACATCTGCTTCGTTTAATATTATTCTTTCATCTTCAACTCTAGTTCCTATTGGGAAATTACCAAATGTTAAACCATTATTTAAGGTTGTTCCACCAATTCCAGATCCAGACTCTTTTGATTTATCTACTACAATAGAGTTTACACGATTTAATTTTTTTAGTTTTGATGTTGGTTTTGATTTTTGAAGAGTTGCAATCAATGTTGCTCCACCTACTGCTGCTCCTAAACCAACTATTTGTAAAACTGTATTGCCTGAAGAGAATCTAAACATATCATCATTCAATGCCACAGTTGTTCCATCAGGTCTCATGACAACATATCTTTCTTCGTCAAAAGGTAAAAATGTTTCATTTGTACCAGCAGCTAAAGCAGATGATAATTGCCCTAATCCAGTATTAGAATTGAGAGCAATATCAACAGTAAATTGTTTTCTAATCGTTATGGTTGAATTAGAGAGATCAACATCTGATATAAAACTTTTTGGTAATAATGAATATAATCTATTATTAACAGATCTTTCTAATGGTGATGACTGAAGTTTTAAACTAGAAACTTGTGTTCTGGTCGCTGGAACTTCATTACTAACAACACCAGTTACTGCTTGAACACCTTCAATAGTTACATCATTAGTTCCAACGTCAGTAATTCTTGCAAATGTTGGAACGCTATTATCTAATCCACCAAATGATAAAATATTATTTACTTTCAACCCACCAGGAAATAGTGAACTTTCACTAGTAATTGTGCATATTCCTGAATGACTTGATGATATACCTGCATTTCCAAAATCAATAATTGGTCTTTGTATTACATCTCCATTAAATGATTTCGCAAAACCAACATTACCCAAATCAGGGCCACCATAAATTGATTTTACATCTTGCATTCCATGAGATGTTACTGCAACAGCAACACGATTATTGTCAATACCATTAATGATGAATGGTTCATTTTGAACAAACTTGCCAGTTACATCATATACATCTAAAGATGTGCTATTACTAACGGCATTAACTAAGAATCCTGAAGCACCACTATACTTTCCTTTAATTTGAGTTGGTATTGTGAAAGTATCTGGTTGAGATAAAGTTATCTTGGAAAATAATTGAATATCGTAAAGTGATGCATCCCATTCATTTAATGCAGAGTTAGATGTTGAATATGAACCAGACTCTAATGCAAAATCATAAACTCTTGCAACACCAATCTCACTACCACCAGCAGTGGTTAAAGCACTACCTATTCTTTGATCTCTTAAACTTACAATGTAAGTATTTCCAATTCCAATCTGTGGCACACCTTGAACATTATTTAGCCTTACTGCGTTTCCTGTTTTATATGAAACACCTTGATTTTCTAATGTTTTTGAAGTTCTTGGTTTTGGGCAATCTATAAAAGTGGAACTTATAGTTTCAACTTCATATCCCTTGATGAAAGCTTTACCAGGTGATACTTGATATACTGCAAGATCATCATTTGCTAATGATCCACCTTGAGTGAATTGACCAGTTTGATATACTCCATTATTACCCACATTATCATTTAAGGAATCTTTCAGAGCAATATCAAAACTTTTAACCATATAATCGCCAGATTCAGCATATGTTCTACGAGCTAATTCATCTCTAATAAGACCGTAATTTGTATTTTTAATTTGAGATCTCAAAATACCATTATCAATAACTGCTAATTCGACAAAATTAGAATCATTAAAATCATCTAATGGTTTAGCAAATAAACTTACAGATATTCTTAAACGATCAGCACCAGGTGCAGCGTAATTATTAAAACCTTTTGAATTGTCTGCTAATGTTTCATCTTCATCAGCATTTATTATATCTTCATCTATTCTTAATCCTATTCTAGCACTGGGTGTGTTTGTATATTGTGATAAAATAATAGTTTCATCTTGAACCTGAACAAAGTTACCTCTTATAAAATATACACCATTTGATATTGAAAAAGATGAAGCAGTTGATGTTGCATTATTTGGAATACATGAAGCAAACGATTCACCTGTTGGTATAAAAGCATTATTTTCAGGGCCTGAAACAATATCACTATCTGCCAATAACAATTCACCATCAGCAAAAACTTTAATACTACTATCTTCGACTCCAGAAGACATATATGAAATATAAAGTGTTAAATTACCATTCTCACTGTTCTCAGACTTAAGAATCTGTTTAATTATAGCTGTTACACCTGTTGTTGCACCAATTATCTTTCTATCAATTAACTGATCAATATAAAATTCTACAGGAACTCCTAAATGACTATTATTTAACTCTACAGCATAATACTCAGGAGAATATGCAGTATTACCTGGTATTACTTTTGCACCTTCTTTAAAAAAGTGTTGACCAAATTTTTCAATTTGATTCTGTAATATAGACTGAAGACCTGTTAATTCTCTTGCTTGTACAGGATAACCAGGCTTGAAAAGAATCTTTTGATAATTATCACTCGGATCAAAATCATCAAAATATGGTGAAACGTTAAGGTTGGTTTGTTGAGCCATAGTTAATTAGAACTGTAATATTATTTTGATGTCTTCTTTTTGGTTGGAAGATCTTGTGATAGATGGTCTGTGATCAACATAAATCATATTTCCAGAATATTTGTCAACTTCTGGATTAGAAACTCCCTTAGTAAATGACTGACCAAGGTAATAGGTTCTATTATTTAGAGTAGTAGAAAGGCCTGAGAACACGGTGCTGATCGATAAATTAGAACTACCACCAACAATAGTCACACTTCCACCTGAAGATGGTTCAGATGTAAATCTAGTGGTATTATAACTTGGAACATTTAAATCTAAATGGGTAGGTGTTAACGCTGTGCTAATACCACTTGATCCTGCAGTAGCAAAACCTGCGATTGTTCTATCTTGCCAATATTTTAAAACACCAGTTGTCTGATCGTAAGAAATAACTCTTCCAACAGCAGTTGATCCAGTGGCAACAGTTTGTCTTACATAATCATCTGCAGTAAATGTTACAGAACTGTATCCAGTTCCCGACAATCTTAGTGCATATGCAGCACTAGCTTTATCTAATGTAAGTATTTCATTAGAATTGAATGCTTTAGGGTTCTCTAAAATACCTATTCTAGCAACTTGGTTTCCAGTTATGAAATCTGGGTTTTCAGCATCATTCTCAATTCTTGCATACAATAAAGCATTAGTTGCACCCAATTCTCTATAAATGTCTGCACCATGACCACCTGGTGGTGGAATGATAACGTCAAGAGTTGGTTGAGAGGTTGGTGTTGGAACAGATCCAGCAGCTAAATCAACATTACCATAAGTGTATCCAAATCCTTCATTTGATACGGTAACACTTTCTATTTGAGCGTCATTATTAACAACAACAGTGCATTCTGCATTGAATCCATCACCTTTAATTGGAACTCTAGTATAAGTTTGGTTAGCAGTTCCTATACCAGTTCCTCTATTTTTAACAACAACAATTTTTATTCCACCATCTGTAGCATTGTTCTTAACAGCAGCGTCTGAAGCATCAGATCCCCAATTTGCTGGAACAGGCATAAAATCGGTAGAATCAAATTTAATCAAATCTGCTGGTTTAATACTATATAAGTATTTCCAAATGTATCCATCTCCAGAAGTACCTGGTGTTCTTGGTTCTAAATCTGTGAAAGTTGGTTCGTCTAGAGACGGTTTACCATCAGGTGTTTCTGGAGTTGTTCCGTTCTGTAGGCAAATATAAACTCTAAAGTCACTGTTAACAACAAAGAAGTTTGCAGTATACAAAGATGTTCCACCAGAGTTTGGTGGTGCATTAGAAATACTATAATCGTGTCTATAATAATCATATGTTGTTCCAGAGTTCCAGTTCAATTTTGGAACAATTTGTTTTACATCAGTAGATGTCACCCTTTTCACAGCAAGCATAGTATCGTGATAGTCATTCATATTATCAAAATTATCAACTGGTGCTGGAGGATTTGAATCCCAGTCACTTTGATACGCAGTTGGATTGGGTAAACCAACAAATGCATAATAAGAGTTAGTCGAAGTAGATACACCAGCTACGAAATTCTTTGCATTTAATATTCTTATTTGATCCGTTATGATAGCCGCCATGAACTTGTGTTACACTTTTTTTATTTATTTAGACAACATAATTGTCAGATTTAAGAGCTGCCTTTCTCTTAATTTGCGGGCCAGTCTTAATACC